CACCACCAAGGGATTGAATGCTGATGTCATTATCAGCAGTAATTTCCATCTTCGCTTCACCAGCTCCAGCATTCTCAGCGGTGAGACGAAGGAATCTATTGGATGCTGTGTTTGCATCCATAAGAATAGTAAGTGAACCAGCACGATTAATAGTTTGAATTGCGGTGCTAGTCTTATCAAGAGTGATGTCGGAAAAAATTGTTGCCGTAGATGTGTTAACATCCAAATCCTGATTGTGAGCAACATGGAGAAGACTATCACCACTCGTGTTGTTCACACGAAGAGTATTGATAGTTGTAAAACCAGTATATCCAGTTGCAGTTGTATGCTCATTATCCAACTCATAATTTGTTACTGAATTTCCGTCAGTAAAGATGAGTTTATTATTTTGCAGTTGTGTATTATCAACGCCAGCAGCAGCGATTGTTACATGACCATTAGTATCTACATCAAAATCTTCCTGAGCAAATGATGCAAGTCCCTTCTGAACAGTTCCAGCAGCTCCAAGATATCTCCAACCACCAGTATCGCTAGTATTAGTATGTGATGGTGCCGAACCACCTGAAGCGACACTAGAGATGGACTGATAGAGATTTCCAGAAGAAGTTACCAGGGAATAGCGTGCATATGTAGTTCCAGAATTAAATGCTGCAGCCTTCGTACCTTCAATTGCAGTAGCAATAGGAATTGTTTTTGCTGAAGTAAATCTACCCCACTGGTCTACAGTAAATCTTGTAGTATTGACAGTTCTTGTTGTAGCAAGAGGGAGGTCATCTCCACCAGTTGAAATAATAGCGGGAATATTGTATTGACCTGTTGCCGACAAGAACTCTGCTTCTGCGGCAATTGTTGTTGATACAAGGTCAAAAGTTGGGTTGCCTGCAACAGCATTACCATCTGCAATCTGAATACGACCAGTAGTACCAAGCAAAGTTCTTGCTTGAACAACTCCTGGTGCTGTACGGGAAACCATGCCCAGAGCAGAAAGAGATGCAAATGATGTGAGGTCTGGGTCAAGTGGTTGAACATCATTCAATCCCAACTCAATGTATGAAGATGGAGTTGAAGCATTAGTGATACGACCCTTAGCATCAACAGTTAATTTGGTATAGGTTCCTGATGAAGAAGACGTACCATCATAGTGTGGAAGAGTGTTAACAACTTGAAGCAAAGCACTGATATTAAGGTTAGCACTACCATCAAAAACAGCAGAACCTGTAATATCTTGAGTAAGTTGAATCTGTCTTGGTGTAGTTAATCTCTGTGCAGAAGTAGCAGAACCAATGAGAGTTGCCGTAATGTTACCAGCAGCAAAGTTACCATCAGCATCTCGTTGAACAAGAGTATTAGCAGTTGAACTGACAGATTCAAGAGGTCTTTCGTAACGCAAAGAGTTCCATGGGGTGATACCATCCCCGATTTTGATACGACCAGTATCAATCTCGATTCCTAGTTCACCCTGAGCGAGAATTGAGTTGGCGTTTGCCCATTCCTGAGCGCCACCACGTCTTAGTTGGATTCTATTTGCCATTGTCTATCAAACGCTGCGGTGTGGGATTTTCCGAATATAGTTATTTATCACAACAAAAAGGGGACCTTTTGGTCCCCCTTTATTTTCATTCTTCCTGAGGAGGAGTTTCTTCAACTACTGCTTCCTCAGTTGGTGGGTCAACATAATACTCTAGGGCTTCAATAGCACCTTTGAGTTTGAGGATGGTTTGCTCGTTTTGCCTAATGGCACTAATAAGTTTTTGATTTTCTTCCAAAAGTGAGTCCATACGTTCTCTAAATGAAGTGAGCATATCTTCTTGAGATACTTTTTCAATCGTCATAATTAGTCCTGTTTATTTGCAATTTGAAGGAGAAGCGACTTAATATCACCTAGTTCAGATTTTAACTCAGAAACTTGTTTTTGTAAATCACTAATTTCTTGATTTTTTCTTTGTTCCGATTCAAGTCCTCTCATATAATTTAGATACTCGCGATTATTGGTGTTAATAATTGCACCAGACCCGAGGTCACGCCCCAAGTCTGGATTATCATTAACTGGTGCAAGATTAATTTTCATTATGATGCAAGAGCAATTGCTCGGAACTCTTTTACAATCGGAACAGAAGCTTGGTTTGAACTACGCATTACAATTTTAATTTGATATGCGTTGAATTCAAGACCAGATACTTCATACTCATAATCCTGATACGTTACTGAGTCGGTTGGTGATGGAACACTTGCCGTATCAGACGGGAAGAATTCATATCCAATCTCATCAAGTTCCTGACCAGAACCAGGTTGTACTGCTTTATATAGGACATCAATCACAGCACCACTTGGGCGGTATGCCGAAAAGATAACCTTAATTGACCTTGCGGGATTGGTTAAGCGAGCAACTTTAGTGAGATAAACTGCCTCATGACCATCTCCTGTTGCTCTTGTTGCAACATTAGCATCCAAGGGATTATTAATTCTGCTCGTGGTGGTAATTACAGAAGTTCTATCCAAGTCAATGTAAGGAGTTACATTATCACTTGCAGATTCAAATGTTGCCTCAAGTCTTAGTGATTTTGCTCCAGTGAGTTCTTCATCCTCATTGATTTGTGAGCAAATCAATCTAGGAGTTTCAAAATAGTTCTCCTCATTCATAAGGAGGTCTTGATAACTTCCATCATCCACAAATGAGTTTTGAGTAGCTGTCAATCCATCATTAATAGATGTACCAGAAATAGTAGCAGCACGAATATTCAGTTCTGTTTTTGGCATTACCATATTAGTAAGCGTTGGTGTTAGAACCTCATATTGAACGTTTTGAGATGCTGCAGCATGTTCACCACCACTTGTAATTCCGAGACGAGCAACCGAAGTTGTAACCAAATCATAACTATCAAGGGTTGGATTTGCAATTTGATTATGAATTTTATTAATCTCTGTCAGAGGAATGCCATCCAGACTGTAGCAATGAACCACATCGGATTCTGCGTGTGAAGAAGCATTGGTATTATTCACACCTCTTTCAACAACTACCAAAGATTTGCCATCATTTGCAATCTCACTGTAAGTGATAATCTCATTATTGATTTTAATGTATCCTGGATTATTTTGACTAATTGCCAGACCGTTGATGATAGTGTGGAATGCATTTGCATCGGTAACTGGAATTGCGGTATCATCTTCATCGATACCAGCAGTAAGTGTTGTTGGTGTAACTTCAGACTCGACTCCAGAAATAATAACATTATTCCTCGTATCATGCATTGCGTGATTGGAATGCAACACGGTAACTTTCTTGGTTGTCTGCAGGAATGTTGGAGCAATAGAAATATACGAGTCCGTTGAATCACCAGTTTGAGAGTGGTTACTGCCATCGATGACACCACTCACAGTTCCCCCATCACTCAAAATACATTCAATAGTCTCATCATCTGCAAAATCTTTAGAGACATACTTCAGAGTAAGAACTTTATTTGTAGCATTCCAAGTTACGACTTGAGCAGTAGCACCACTAGTTTGTCCAGTGATTGTGCGACCAACTTCAAAATCTCCTGTTAGTCCAGTAGCAAGAACAGTAATAGAACCCTCAGAACGAGAAGATACCAGAGCGTAAGTTACAACCCCACTTGTTGACGAACCAACTTGGAATGAACCACTGATATCTGTAACCGTAATTTGATTTGGATTGGTAGTAGTATTTACAGAACTAATGGTTGCTTGAGCGTTAGAAGTTTTTTGATAAATTCTAGCACCAACTGTAAAATCTTTGTTAGCATCATCGAGAACGAATACCAAATCTGGTTTAAAAGTTCTAATTGGATTATTTCTCAGATTCAGAATTCCACCATTACCAAGACCTAAACGAGCATTAGTGAAACTTGCAGTTGCACTCAGAGGACCAAACTTTGCTCTATACATGCTAAATTTAAGGTCTTCATATTGGTCTGCTGTCCATGTAGATGCGTTTTGGGACTTGAAAAGAACACCCGCATAGGGTTGTTCTGAAATAGTTCTATCACCAGTAACATCAACATCTCCCATTCTAGAAATCCACACCTGATATTCATTTGAGTCTGTAAACAGAATCAATGCATATTCAACACCCTGCTGCAAGAATACTGGAGCACGGAAAGTAAATTTAGTTGGGATTTGAGCAGATTCTGAAAGTTGTACATCGTCTGGTTTGACGGTAGTATCAGAGAAAGGAAGAATCTTATTGGAAGGATAACCATTTACCATGCTTCTAATTTGCATGTTAATTGGTATACTTGAATCTTTGGTGTAGAAGTAAACTTCACAGGAAGTAACAAAAACACCACCTTCTTGGTCAATGAGGAATGATTGTGCAAGAGGGTCCCACCAACCAACCTGACGCACTTCACTTCTAGTTGATACAATGCTTCTATTATCAGTTACAGTATCTCTTACAATATCTGCGTTACGAACTGCAAGAATATTTTCTTGAACTGTATTAAGAGTTCCACTTGCTTCATACGTGACATCGGCAGACGAAGTGATTGCACCAGTAAGGAAAGAATTGTTTTCACTAGTTGTAAAACGAAGGACTCTCTTTCCAGTTGCCCAACGTGGATTTGAATCTAGATTTGGATTTGGAATAAACAGGGTTCCCCAGAATTGTCCAATTCTATCACTCAAAATTCTACGAGATTTTACAACTGCACGAGCGCCAGAAGTACCAACAAGAACTTCTCCAACTTGAAGATTTCCGTAAAAATCCCCATTAACTTGTGTTGCCATGATATCTGTATCAACACTCAAAAATGCAGTTTGTGATGCATAAGAACTTGGAAGTTCAGTGTCATCATATGGATTATACTTGTAGAAATTGTTTGGGGCAGTAACCTTCAATTTGACACCAGATGTTTGACCAGTTACAGTTTCTCCGATTACGAATGGTGTAGCATTCGTTCTACTATCTGTATTCGGGTCTTTAATCAACTCAATCAGTTTTGGAGTAATGTAGTTATTGACTGGAAGACCATCGAAGAATGCATAGAACTGGGTTCTCGGCTTAAGACGAGCAGCAGCCAAAGCAATATTTCTAGAACGAATCCAAGGAATTGCAGTTTGAGAAATGAGACTATCGCCCAGAGAACGACGGTCAATTCTAGGAACAACTCTAGTTCTAATACCTTCTCTCGATTGGCGAGTAGTAACAGTAAAGTCCCTTGCTTCATGAACGTAAGCAAACCAACCAGTAGGTCCAAGCCAATGACCACCACCAAGGTTAGTCTGTGACAGATATTGTCTGGTGCCTCCAGCAACTTCACCAACCCAGTTAGTTCTCCAAGAACCCCATTCAACTGGAGCAAATCCATCTTGGTCTACTTTATTTTCTCTGGCAACTGCTGAGAAATCTCCCTCAATGTTCTCCACACGAGCAGGCAATCTCTTAGTATCAACCCAATCATCTGATGCTGGACTCAGGTCAATGCGACCGATGTAAGTAAAAACGTTAAATGGGTTAACATTTTCTACTCTCGATGCATAGGGTTGCTGAATCAAAAGCATCTCTTCGTATGGAAGAGTGATAACAGGTCCAGTTCTCTGAACTGTAGATTGTGTTGGTTGCCATTCCAAAGCAACGTTTGTCGTGTAGTGAGATGGACGCATCTCACTCTGTCTAAAGTCAAGTGCTACACGATAATCTTCATGCTGCAAATCACTTACGTTGTGAGATGAGAAGTCATCTACCAGGTAACCATTTTTGAATCTATCTTTACCATTAGCATCTGTAATCTTAAGATTCTTAGTATCAGCCTCCAGCATGGAAAGTGATGTGTAGTACTCGACTGAAGATAGGCGCTGTTCGATTGCACCAATATCTCTCATTGTATATCTACGATTATCTTCCTTCTTAATATAAACATCTCTTTGAGGATGATATCCATATGGTCTATGACGAAGAAGGGCAATAAACATTGCATTCTTCAGGTCTTCTGGTGGCTGAGGATTAAGACTAGAAACTCCTTTAACAACTTGGAATTGTCCATCTGCGGTAAGGAAGAGTTTATCAATTCTTCTCAGATAATATTCATAATCGCATCTAAAGTCTGTTCCAATCTTAGGAATATCAAAGATTGTAGCATTGACAAGTCCACCAGAAGTGAACAATCTTGATTTGAAGTCGAAAGTTGAACAGTTGACATATGCAGGAGAACCTACAGTTCCAACACCACTATAAAGAGCTTGGACTGACGGTCTGAAATCAAGAACGTCTCTAAGTTCGTATGAGCCAAACTTGGGAATATCTGCAAAACTAATTCCAGTATAAGATTGTCCACCAAAATAATCTCCAGTTGACTGATGACCGAACCAATCAACTACAACCTTTAATTTGCGAATAGGATTTGGAGCTCCAGCGACTCTTACAATTCTAGAGGTATCATAATACATTCCTCTTTGACCATTATCAAGATAGAAGTTTGAAGTAATATCCTTAGAACCAAGAATCAGCGAATCTTCGTTATCATTAATCAGAGCAGAAATAGATTCATTCGTATTGCTATATCCATCAATGGTTTCTCCACCAAGGAAAATACCAGTAATAGAAACATAAGTAAGTCTCAATGTTGTTGATGAAAAATCAACAACATATGCACGAGCCCCAGAAGTTCTACCAGTAATTACAGAACCAACACTGAAGAAAGCTGGTTCCACCAATTGCATCGAGGGGATTACTGGGTCTGAATCATCATAAGATTCATAAACAGCTCTAAGGCGATAAGCATCGGTGAGACCAAGAGAAATTTCTCTATCCTCAATACGTGTTCCGTAGAGGTTTGAATATTGAAGACCGAAAAGTTGATTATCAAGGTCATTTGATGTCTTGAATACTTTCAAGACAAACATCTTATTGCTAGATTTAATTTTCTTCGAAGTTACGTTCTTCGAGATTGTAGCAGTCAATCTGACTGTAGTGATGTTGCTTAGATTAGTAACTTGGAGAGTAGTTCTATCAGATGATGTAAATGATGCATATCCAACCCCTGCAGGGTTAGCTGTTTGTAGATTGATTACATCACCTTCACCAGTACCCTGAGTAATTGTGAGTGTATAATTTTCTCTTTCTAGAGATGAGAACTGTTCATTTTCTGGAAGAGTAACTGTAAAAGCATTTGATGAAATTGAGACGTTAGAAAAGGTTCTTCTAACAGTCATAGATTCGTCAGAGATGCTCTTAATTGATTCTCTAGGCATTGGAGAGAACAAATCTGCATTCTCTCTACCCTGTAGGGATGGTCTAAACCTAGCAACGTTTGAATATGTTCCATCAGCAGGTGGATTGCTACCTCCAGCCTGATTGAAAAGTTGCAGCACCTGAGTACTAGAATTAATAATAGTACTAGTGTTTAAGGTATCAAGATTACTCTGGTCAACTCTCTTAACAACGACATATTCTGTAGGAGTAAAATAAATGTAATCTCCAGGACGAATATCTACAGAAAAATTGCTTCCAAATCCAGTCAAAGTTGTTCCACTAAGAACAAACGTGTTACCACGAATTTCTGAAATATCATCAAGTACCAAATCGCTGGTATATGTCTCATTATTTGTTACAGTATCTCTAGCAACTAATTGACGTACATCAGTAAATTCGTATTTGTGGAGATATGAAATTGAACCCTTCTCCCTACCATCAACAGTAATTACTTCATTTTTGATAAAATTGCCACTAATTTGATAAACCTTACAAGTAGTTCCATTGCTGATAGCATCTACAATGTACCCCTTTGCTCCACTTGTTTGACCAATAATTTGAGAACCCTGTGAGATTGTTTGGGCAGCACTAAGTTTAAATACTGTGAACATATTAATGTCCATCAAGTTTGACATATACATGTCATCAGTATTACTAAAAGTCGAATCTGGGTCACTTACAAATTCGGAAGCAAGCATTCTTGCATATCCAATCAATGAGCCAGAAGCATCACCAGGGGTTGCAGTTCTCGTATCATACAACTGGACAGTTTGATATGAATTACTTACTGAAGAACCTGTGAAATTTGGAAATCCCCAAACGTTGTTATTATAGACAGAATTACCAAGTTCAAAAGGTACGATTGCGTTTTGAACAGCTACAGAATCTCTAGGTTTCTCTAAGTCAATATATGTTGGTTGAAGTGTTTCAATCTGATAACCACGAACATATGCTTTACCAGGACTCATTTCTACAGCGTATAAAGCATCTCCAGCACCATTTCCTTGTGCAGTAAATGAACCAGGAGCATATACCCCACCATTAAATCCATCATTAACGGATTCTCTGACAGTAACTTGGAAATCATTTACAACGTAATCTCCAGACTCGTCGTAAGTTCTAGCAGCAAGAGTTTTTTCCAGTTCTGAATATGATGTTCTTTCAACAATCTTCTGAACTCTTGCATTATTAATACGAAGCAATTCGATGAAATTCTTGTCTGAATCATCATTCAGTGCTTTCTTAACAAGCGTCGTACCAATCTTAAATCGGTGAGCCCCTGGAGCAGAATAGTTAGAAGTGCCAGCCGCGTTATCATTCAGGCTAGTATCGTCTTCTGATGTAATAATTGATTCTGATACTTCAAGACCAACCCTATAGGAAGGATTATTTCCATATTGGTCGAGAAGAATATATTGAGAGGAAACGTCTACAAAATATCCACGAATAAAATAAACACCCTGATTAACATATGCAGCAGAACCAATTGCTGTACCATTAGCGGGGAGAACTTGTGCAAACGGTGACCCAACCTCAATAAGAGTGGTGCCAAAAGTGATGTCTCCATCTGCAATAAGCTGCTCATTATCTTCAAATACAGTCTTAGTTGCAGTATCATCATCAGACTCAATGTACTTTACATAAAGTGTGATGTATTTTCTTTCCGATTCAGTTTGAGAGATGCTATAAAGAACCTTTGCCTTAATACCTGTGTTAAGACCACTGATGATTTTTCCATTCAGCTGACCACGATACTGCTCAACAGGAGCACCAAGAAAGCTTTCTTGAATAAGAACAGCATTGACATTCAGGTCATATCCTACCTGACCAGGAATAACCATTGCACCTTCTTTAAAGAGATGCTGTCCAACAGATTCGACCTGATTTTGCAGGATACTCTGCATCGTCGTGAGTTCCCTTGCTTGAATTGGAAACCCAGGACGGAAAAGAACCTTATAGAAATTCTTTTTCTTATCAAAGTCGTCGTAATAAGGCGTGACGTTGAGGTTAGTATTCTGTGGCATCTCTTTAGAACTCGATTACGATTTTGATATCTTCAATTTGGTCATTTGCACGACTAATTGTGCGCCTATTATCTATGTAAATAACGTTACCGCTATTTCTCTCAACTTCTGCTTGAGCATAACCAGAAGTAAAACGCATTCCCAAATCATACTCAGTATTATTAATAATGCGGGATGATGTATTAGGAACTGCAGGGAAGTTGACATCTGGTTCTGCAGATGCTCCTGAACCAAGTCCAACAATAGAGTTGGAACCATCAAATTCGTTGAGAGAACCAGTAACTTCTGGGAAGATACCATCAACGCGGTTTTGATAGTACTTCAAAACTTTAGTTGTAGAGTTCCAAGAAACAACTCTACCTCGTGCGGTAACTGATTGACCACCGACGATGCGTGTTTGTTGAATGGTTTCGTCTGCAATAAAATTACCTTGGAACGTTGGAGAGAAGATTACGGCACGTGTTGCACCAACTGTAATATCATCCAAAAGTTCTACAGTTCCATATCTCAGTGGATTGACCACAAGACCAACACGACGGTAATCATATCTACTGGGAAGTCACCAGAGCCTTCTGCATAAGACAACTTTGCATTAACCATAACACGGTATGCACCAAGTTCTACAACTGGGTCAGCACCGTGACCACCTGGGGGAGGAATGATAACATCAATAACTGCTCCACTACCAGTACCAATACCAGAAATGTTATCAACGCTGACTTTACCAAAGGTGTAACCAGTACCACCAGAAGTAACAGTTGCAGAAATTACTTTACCACCATCAACGACCAAGGAAACTCGTCCACCAAAACCATCTCCAGCAATTTGAACATTGTCATATGTTCCATTGTTATAACCAGCGCCAGATGAAGTAATTACAACAGTATCAATTTCTCCAGATACAGCATTTGTTGTTACTGAGATATCTTCAAAAACTGGCATGTAGTCGCTGGAGAAGAATTTCAAAACCTGGGCGACTGGGATAGTGTACAAATACTTCCAACGATATCCATCAGAAGTAGAGATGATTGAGGTTGAAGTACCAGTTGGTTCAATCGTAGATGGTTTACCGTTTGGGTCAGAGGGAGAAGTACCATTATAGATGCACTTGTAAACCTGATAGTTTGAGTTTACAACGTAAAAGTCAGAATCATAAAGTTTTGTAGCACCAGATGATGCAGTATTTGTTGGTGAATAGTCGTTTCTGTACATGTCATAGGTATAACCAAGTCCACCTGTTGTCTTTTCGGGTGGAGTCCAGTCAGTACGACGAACAACTTGAATCGTATCTGAAAACAGAATACGCTTCATCGAAATCATATCATCATATGCATCCGAAAATTCGAA